CAGTCTCAATGGCGGTCATAGCCTCTGCCTCAGTGCTCTTCTTCGTTGCCATAGGGGTATCCTCCTTTCAGGGTGGGAGGGGGCCGCTGCATCGGGCGGCCCCCTCAGTTGATGGATCAGTTTGCGGGGGCGTCGTTGAAGCTGGAGCAGGTCTCAATGCGAACCATGTACTCCTCAACCAGGCGCTCTGCCGCCTTGATGGCCTTCCAGCCTGCGGTGGCGCGCTGGTTCAGCGGGTCGGCGGTACCGGCAGAGCCCAACTGCTTCACAATGTGCTCCAGGCCGCCGCCGGTCACCTCAGTGACACCGTAGGCGTTGTTGCCCAGAATCAGGGTGGAGTATACGTCGCGCTTGCTGGCGGCGGGGGTGGTCACGCCCTGAGAGGTGGTGCCGGTCTCATAGTCCTTGCCCGCCTTCTTCCAGAGCTTGGCCTCCGTGGTCTCCACAAAGCGGACGCCCTCAATCTTGCCGATCTCGCCCTCGTAGATGCCCTCGGGGTCGCTGTAGGTCTTCACGTTCACCCACTTGGGATCGCTCATCAGGTCGTGGGCGCAGTCCGGGTGGATAATGCCCACATAGCCGCCGTTGATCCTGGGGGTGTTCATCACCTTCAGGGTGCGCACGGCCTTGCGCACGGCCTCCACAGTCAGGTAATGGTTCTCGCTGTCGGTGGTGCTGCCGCCGCACAGATTGGCGCGGCTGTCCACCTGGCCCTCGGCGTACTGCACGTTGGTGCCGCCGTTCAGAACCTCGCGGGTGATGGTGTCCAGGGTGCGGCCCGCCTGGCTGGCCAGGGCGGTGGTGGCCTGCATCAGGTTGTTGTCGATGGCCGTCAGCAGCAGCACGTCGGAAAGCTCAATGAAGCCGCCGTACTGCGCCACCGTGGCGGTGATCACGCTCATGGAGAGCTTCTGGCCGTCGGGGGTCACGCCCTCGGTCAGGGCAGTCAGGGCCTTGGCCAGGCTGGAGTACTTGCGGAACTCAATGGTCTTGCCGCCGTTCTTGGGAATGGGGTGCTTCTGGCCGAACTGGTCATGCACCAGCTCCGGCTCTGCCAGGGAGATGAGGTAGTTCGAGTAGAACGTCTTCATCTCGTTGGACAGGCCGGTATCGGTGGTCACGTTGGTCTTGGCGTCAAACAGCGCCAGGTTCATGGCTGCGTAGATCACAGCGTTCATGGTCTTCTTCATGGTGTAAAATCTCCCTTCTGTTGGGAGGGCGGGATCAGAAAGAAATGATCTCCCCTCGTGCAACACGGCGGGCGATCTCCTCAAAGTCTGCCTTGGACAGTTTCGAGGGGTCGTCCTTGACTGTGAATGCACTCTGGGCGTTGGTGCCGTTCTCGGCGGGGCGCGTGCCCCTGGCCCGGACATTGTCCGCCACCGCCTTCTCCGTGTGGGCGGCGGTCACCTGCATGGCGTCCCCCATCAGCTCGTCGAAGTGCATCACCTTGTAGGCGTGCTCCACAGGGGTACCCGCCCGCAGCATGGCGGTGAACTGGGGATTCTGCAGCTCCTGAGCAAAGTTGAAGCCCTTGAACTTCTGGGCCACGGCCTGGGCCTCCTGGAACCACTGCTGGGCCTGGCGCTGTACCCGCGCCCGCTCCTGCTGGCCCTCCTGGGCCCGCTGCAGCTCGGCGTTCTCCCGCTGCAGCTTCTGGAACTGCTTGTACTGCTCCACGCTCATGCCCGCCTCTTCGGCGGCCTCGCTCCAGTAGGCGCTGTCGTTGTCCAGGGCAGAGGTCAGCTTGCTCAAATCGCCGTCCTCGATGTGATACCGCTGCATCAGCATGTCGATCACGGCCTGCTGGCCCTGCATGCGCTCCTCCATCTCCCGGTTCTCCCCGAACCGGCGGTTGAGCATGCGCTGCGTCTCCTCGGTGTAGATGTCCTTGAACTCGCCGTTTACCATCTCGCGGAAGGCTCTGCGGCGTTCGTCCAGAGTGTCGGAGGTGACCTGCACCCCCTTGCCTTCAGCCCCACCGGCGGCGCGGGGCGGTTCCTGTGCGTTCGTCACAGTGCCGGTAGCTGCCGCCCCGTCGCCCTGCTTGCCGAACAGCACGTTGCTGTAGTTGTCGCCCGATTTTCCCCGGCGGGTACTTCCGGGGGCTGCGGCCTGTGCCGCACCCGCTGCGTTGCCATCTCCGGTAGCTGCCGCCCCGGCCCCTTCGCCGTCGAACAGACGAAGGTTCATAGCCTGCAGATCTCTGAACTTCATAGGGTAGTTCCTCCTTTTTACCGCGGACTTAAGGGCTCCGTGTGCCCGCGCGGGCTTAACGGCCCCGTGTGCCGGCCCTTTTCCGTACTCCACCGGGGCGGCGGCCGGCGCTCTGGGCGCTCTCAAAACCGCCGCCCCCATAGGTGAAGCAGGAGGACAGTATCAGCATACCAGAGGGGAAACAGCGGTTTCACCCCCGGAGCGCAAATTTTTTTCAGATAATTTCCCGCGTAACGGAAAGATACGCCGGATACCCGGCCTCCAGGCGCAGAAAGCCCGTTTCCACCAGGTTGAAAATCTCCTGGCAGGCCAGCTGGGCAGGGTGCTGCGCCTGGGCCGGTGCGAATGCGATCTGCACGAAGCCGGGTCGGACTTCCGCCTTTTTGGCCTTGGCGCTGTCGCTGCCCTCCAGCCAGCTCTCCAGACTGCTGGCAAGGCAGCTGATGGCTGCGCACACTTCCGTACTGCCGGTTGCGTGGCCCTCACAGGTCAGGGAATAGTGCTTCCCGGGCACCTGCCGCAGCGTTACTTTTGTCATGGTTCCGCCCTCACTTCGTGTTCATGTTGGGGCTGCTGCGCTGAGCCAGGCGAGTGCCGTAGTCCGTCATGGGCTGCTGGGCCTTCAGCACGCCGCTTGCAAGGCTGCTCTCCGTGCCTCCGCCGCTGCCCCCGGCAGTCTGTGCCCCGCTGCCGCTGCTGCCGTTCTGGGCCGCCGCAGCGGGATCTGTGCCAATCCCCAGCGCCGCCTTCAGCATGGCGTTCTCCTGGGCCAGCTGCTGGCACATGGTCAGCAGCGTCTGCCCCTGCTGCACGTACTCCCGTACCTTGTCGATGCCCTCAAACTCCATCATGTCCAGGGCTCCCAGGCTCTCCTGGGCCCGCTCCGGGTTGAAAAAGCCCATGTTGTAGAGATCCTGGGCCCGCTGGTTCTGTTCCGCCCGGGAGAAGGGGTTCTTCTTCTGGGCCTTGATCTTCAGGTCGAAGATGGGCTTGCGGTACAGGGTCTGGCCGTCGCTGCCGATGGCTGTGGGCTGCTCCTGCAGCTTGGCGTTGTTCAGGTCAACGAAGTCATAGCCCCCGGGCACGTTGGGCCCGGTAATGCGGAAGGAGCGGGTCACGTCGTAGAACTGCCGGATCAGCTCCACGCACAGCCCTGTAATGGCCACGTGGGCCCGGTAGCTGGCGGCGATCATGTCCCGGCTGGCCTTATTACCCGCCTCCTGCAGCGCGGCAATGGCCGCCGCAGCCGTCACGCCGGAGCCCACGCCGCCGCTGTTCACGTCCCGGTTGGCGGCGGTGTCCTTCATCTCCTCGATCTTCATCTGGGCCACCGTCACGTAGATGTCGTCCAGGGGCTGGGTCACGATCTCCTTCAGCCGGGTGTCGCTGATCTCCCCCTCCACGTCCACAATGGGCTCATTCCAGTCCATGAACTGCTCCCGGTTGATGTTGGTGGAGGTGGAAGCGAAGAACCGCTTCTTGGTGGTCATCATGGCATTTTCCAGAATGTTTCCGCTGAGCTTGTCGATATAGAGCTGCGGATCCTTGCAGATGGCCACGTAGCCAAAGCCGATGGGCGTACCCTTCTCCGGGAACATCACGTCCAGCACCACAGGGTATTGCCCGTGGTCGTAGAAGCCCCGTTCCCGGTAGTCGGGGTCGTTCTCGCTGGCGTAAAGCAGCTGATCCCCCACAAACTTCACGTAGTGCAGCAGCGTCTTTCCGCTGGGGCTCTTGACCTTGTAGTACCAGTCCACCACCACGCTCTTGCCGCTGGTGTCCACGGTGTCGTCGTAGATATACTGCTTCACGTCGATGGCGTTGCCCTTCAGCTTTCCCTTCAGCTGCGGATATTGCTGCTCCAGCAGATCCTCGTCCACCAGGTCGATCACAAACAGGTTCCGGCTCTTCTGAATGTCTGTAATGCCCGGCTCCCAGAAGAGCTTCAGCAGGTCAATCTGCTGAATGGCCACGTCCCCCAGGCCGTTTTCTTTGCTGGGATCCCAGAACACGCCGTAGGCCGCCGTGCCGTGCTTCAGCTTCTCCCACCAGTTGTCCGAGTAGGTCTGCTCATAGTCGTTGTACTCCAGGATCACCGGCAGCACCGAGGAGAGGGTCTTGGCGCTGTCCTCGTCGCTGCGCTCCCGGGGCAGAACAACAGGCTCCGGGTAGTTGTCCATTGCGTCCGCGTGCTTGTTGAGAATGCTGTTGAAGAGCCACGCGGAGGACGGCTCCGGCGTTCTGGGGCCGTCGGGCAGGGGATTGCCCTGGGCGTCCGTCTTGGCGGCGCTGACGCCGCCCTGGCGGCCCCGAATGGCCTCCCAGTGCCGCAGTTCCCACCACAGCTCATCATCCACAATGCGGGTTTCCAGGTTGGCCTTACCCTGCTTGTACTTGGCCAGCAGCTCCGTTGCCCGCTTGATGTCCTCCTGGCCGATGGTCTTCTGCGTGCTGTCCCGGTTCAGCAGCATGGCTGCCATCTCCGGGGGCATGTTGGGATCTGCCTGCACGCCGGGCACGCCCGTGGAGGGCTGCTGCCGGTTGATTCCGCCGGGCTGCTCCGGCTGCTTTCCAAAAAAGATTGCCATAGTTTTCCACACTCCTCGTCTCGTCCTCGCGGACTTCATATCCCGCGCTGTGCCGCACTCGGCGCAGCTTGCTCATTGCGTCGCTCGTCCTCTTCCCGCCGGAAACCAACGGAGTGTTTCCGGCGGGAGCCCTTAATACTTTCGGAAGAAATCGTAGCGGTCGTAGCCGCTGTTTCCGCCTGCTTCCAGATCCAGCGGGTCGTATGGCTTCTCAGCCTGGACGGGCCGCAGCCTGGGGGCGATGGGGTTCTTCATGCACACATACCGCAGCTCGTCGTAGATGTGATCCTCGCCGTCGGTGTCAATGTCCTCCACGTTGCTCTCATCGTAAACCAGGTTGGGCACTGTGCGGATGAAGTGCTTGCAGGTGTCGAATACGTACAGCATGGGAACACCGTCGGCGTCGAAGGCCAGCCGGTGGTGGATCTGCATCTTGCCGTCGATCCGGGCGTGGTCGCCCTTCTCGAAGTACACCCGCTGCCGCTCCATCAGAGCGCCGATGCTCTCCGTGCCGTCGCTGCCCCAGATGGCCGGGTCTCCCACTCGGTGGATCTGGCGGCCCTTCAGGTTGGGGTCTTCCGCTTCGATCTCCCGGATCTTCCGGGCCACCTCCGTGGGCTCCAGCTTCACGCCGGTGTTGGGTACGCCGGTGCAGCCGTAATACTCCCGGATCCGATACATGCGCCGCTCCCGGTCAACGGCGTACCAGCCCACGCTGAAGGGCTTGGAGTAGCCCCAGTCCAGGCCGCACCAGATGGCCCAGGTCTCCGGCACCCGTAAGGGCCGGATCACATGGGTAAAGCAGCGGTCGTCGTAGTGGCTGCTGTCGTTGCGCCATTCGGTGAACACCTGGCCGCTGAAGGTGTTCCAGTCGCCGTAGAGCAGGGCGTTCTTCTCTGCCTCCGGCATGGAGGCCAGCCGCTGCACATACTGCGGATCGTTCCGCAGCAGGGCGGGGTTGTCAAACACGCTGCTTGGCACGAAGATCCGGCTCTGCCTGGCCCTGTGCTCCGCTCCGGCCTGATCTCGCCACGTCACATCTTCCCAGATCGTGTGCATGGGCGGGGCCGCTGTGATAAACCGCTCCTTCACCCAGCCGTGGCCCACACCGCCTGGGTTAGCCGTGGCCCGGATATAGACCCGGGTGCCCGGGCCGTTTGGCCGGTTCCGGGAGAACAGGTAGTTGTACTCCTCGAACAGGAAGTGGGTCAGCTCGTCGAAGCCGATGAAGTCGTAGGCCTGGCCCTGGTATTTCACCTTGTCCTTGGTGTACTGCATGGCTCCGAACAGGATCTTGGCTCCGCTGGGGAATGTCCAGGTGTGGTTCCCGGCGTTGTATTTGGCCTTGGGGAACACCCTGGGGTAGTAGTTCAGGGTCTTGTCGATCAGCTCCGCCAGCTGTGGAAAGGTCTTCCGCAGGATCAGGCCCTTGTAGTACGGGATATGCACCTGCCGCAGTGCCTCGATCACAAGGGCGTCGCTCTTGCCTCCTCCGGCAGCGCCGCCGTACAGGGCCTCGTACTCTGGCCGGGCCATGAATACCGCCTGCCGGGGCTGCGGCTGCCACACGACGTTATGTCCCATCTTCCTGCTTCACCTCCGGCAGCAGCACCACGCCCTGCTCCTTCCCGGCGTCGTCCCGCTTCTCCTCCTGGGCCCAGCGGAAGTTGTACTTCAGGTTGAACTCCGCTCCCCGCTGGCCGTCCTTGTCGTAAAGCCGCTCCTCGGCGTAGGCCTCGATCCGCAGCTTCGCGCACGTAACCGTGTCAGAAAACTTGTCTCTGCCTCCATAGTCCAGCAGGCTCTGCCTGCTCTTGAAGCCCAGCGCCAGGGCGAGCCCGGTCACCGTGGGCGGGTGCCGTCCCACCAGGATCACCTCACCGTTCTTATCCTTCAGGGGGGATCCGTCGGGCATGATGTACGGCGTCCCATCGCAGTCCCGGAAATACTGCTCGATCTTCTCCTGCAGCTCCTCCGCACTCTTGAATTTTGGCGGTCTGCCGCCTGCCTTTGCCATTGTTTCCGGCCCCTCCTTTCCCGCGGTAGTGTCTCTTCTCAGCATAACAGGGGCGGGCGGGGGAATTCACCCCCTGGAACAGGATAATCTTTCTCTTTCCGTTCTCCCCACACCCCACCAGAGAAAAGAAAGCAAACAAAGAAAAGAGAGGGGCCCCTCTCCCCACGTCCTCACAAGCTCCGTATCCCTCGCCCCGGCCTTTCGCCCGGGGTTCGCTCACTCTGCTGCTCGTCCTTTTCCCACCGGAACCGCTAACGCTGGGTTCCGGCGGGAGCCCTGCCAGGAAAGGGCGATACCCTGGGCACGGAATCCGCGCCCAGGGTGGCTGTGTCTGCCGTTATGTCGTTTTCCTCGGCTCCATGCGGAATGTGGCTCCGTAGCGCCGCTTCCCGCAGTGGGCACAGGTGATCTTCTGGTTCACACCGCCCCGGAGCTTCACCAGCGTGTACGCTTCCCGCAGCTCCTCCGCGCAGCGTCCGCACAGATCGTAGGTTTTCTCTTCCATGCTCATACCCCCTGAAAGCTCTCCCGGATCCTTCCGCCCGGGGTGTCAAACTCCACCACGTGGAACCGCCCCTCCGGGTGAATCCACACAACCGTCCCCCGCTGGGGCGTCCGGGTCTGCCTGCATTTGTCGTCCAGGTGGTCAAACGTCACCGGAACTCTGGTTACGCGGTCGCCGATCCTCACCATGTCCGTCACACCTCCCGGATCGTAATGCCGTGTACCTGCAGCATCAGCTTCCGCTTCACGGTGAACAGGCGGTAGGCGGCGCTTTTGGGGTCGCTGTAGCCCTTCACGTCCTCCACCACGATCCGGCACCCGTCCCGGTACACGAAGTCCGCAATGTACTTGCAAGGCTGCTCCCGCTTGCCGTCGGCCCGGGTCTGGGCGGGGATCAGCAGATACTCCACCTGGCAGCGCAGGCCGGAGATCTCGCCCGCCCGCTGCAGCAGATCCAGCTCCCGGAAGCGGGCGGCCTCTTTCTCGCTGGCGAAGTGCCGCACCGTCCCGTCCGGCATGGTGACGTCTGTGGGCTTGGCGTGGTACTTGTTGCCCTTCCGGGTCTTGCTCTCCCGGGCCCGCATAGCCCGCTCCACCTGCTGCCGGGCCTTCGGCCCCATGCGCTGCAGGTCTTTACTCGTCAGCGCCATGTCCGCCCTCGCTCTCCGGCGTCTCTCTGGGGATCACGCCGATCACGTACATGCCGCT